AAATTATATAACGAGTGTGTAGGTAGAGGGTTTAATGTACAGAATTATGATAGTGCTTGGGATAACGTGCCTATTGAACTAATGAATGACTACAAACCAACAGATCAAGATAGAAAGATCATACAAGAAAGAATTAATAACAAACTTAAAAACTAAAACTATGAAACAATTACCAGAAGATATTATAGCGATTAATGATAAGATCGCAGATGCAAAAGAACTATTAAGACAAAATGGATATTACATATACTCTATGTACCACATTGAAGATGTACAATCTTATTATGAATGTACTGATGCAGAAGCTATGGACATATTAGATCAAGCATTAGATAATGATGGAACTGCAAATCAAGTATGGGAAAGTATAAGATACTTTTCTGAAGATATGGGACTTAAAGAAAAAGAGGATTAGTTATGGAAAGATACCCATTTAAAGAAGGAGATGATTACTATATTGTGATCAAGCACAAGGACAAGGTGTATAACCTAGACACCTATCAAATCTTATGGAGTTGTTGGGATGATATTAGTAGGGAGATCTACGATATAAAACCTACGAGAAAACTATTTAGAACAAAAGAAGATGCACAAGAATATATTAATAACTTAAAAAACTAAAATTATGAGCAAGATATATATAGAAAATTCAAAATTTATGGAATACATAGATGAGTTAGCAACAAGAATAACAGAAGAAAGATTTGGGGAAGAAACATGGACAGAGGGAAGTTCAGAAGAAAACCAATCTGACACAATGATATTTAATGAAGATGCACAAGATTTTTATAATGATACATATGATGAGTATGAAACACTAACTAATAATCTGTTAGGTGTATATAGCAATACTGAATTAGACAATATGGAAGATGTTGCGAGAAAATATAGAGAATTAAAATTAAATAAATAAAATTATGGAAACAAGAAACGATTTAGAATACGCAAACTCTCAACCAAACGAGAATGAAATGAAAGAAAAGAAGTTAAGTCTTATGAAAAATAAGGATAAAATTATACAATGGTATGATCACTTTGTTGATTATGTCAATCAAGTAGATCCAAACATATATAATGAGGCATGTGAGTACTCAGATAATGCAGAAGAAAGTGTATAACTATGAGGTATTTAGAAGATTTATTATGGATACCAGCATTCATTATGTTTGCACTACCTATATTAATTATATCATCTGTTTACATAGGACTACTTATAAGAGATATGATGATCGGGTTAAGGACTTTTTGTGAAAAAAAGATTCACAAACATTAGGATTAGTGAAAACTATTTGCTAATCTTGTGTAGAATTATTACTAACTATTTAAATTAAATTGAAATGACAAAACTAAAAACAATAAAAATAAAAGGAAGAGAGTATGTAGAAGTCAACGAAAGACTTAAGTACTTTAGAAAGAACTATCCAAACTTTACATTAACATCTGAGATCACACATATTGATTCTGAAATGGTAGTTGTTAAGGCATCTATTATAGATCCTGATTGGGTAACTAAAGCTACGGGACACGCACACGAAGAAAAGTCCTCTAGCTATATTAATAAAACAAGTTATGTAGAGAACTGCGAAACTTCTGCATGGGGTAGAGCATTAGCAAACTTTGGTATAGGTATTGACTCAGGAGTAGCATCTGCTGATGAGGTAGAGATAGCTATTAAAAAACAATCTCCTGACAAGAAGAAGATGTCAGCTAAAGTTTTTGAAGAGATGCTTAAAGCTATAGCAGATGGTAAAGGAGATCTTGTTAAGGAGAGAATGGGCAACTACATAATGACTTCGGCTCAAGAGAGAACTATTAACACTCAATTATCATAGTATGTATAGTAAGTATATAAAGGAGTTTGCTTCAGATGAGGTATACTACAGTGACTTTAAATTTATAACTAACTCGCAACTAGGATTAATTAAAAGGAGTCCAGCTACATACCAGCATTACAGAGACTTTCCTAGCTTGAGACCTCAGACTAAAGCATTGAATTTTGGCAGGGCATTTCATATGTGTATGCTTGAGCCAGAAAAATTTGATCAATATGTTATACAAGAGCCTGATGTAAACAAGAGAACTAAGGCAGGAAGAGAGGAATATGAGGAGTTTGTTAAAGAAAATGAAGACAACATTATATTAACTAGTGTGGAGCATAAGTCTCTAATGGGGATGAGGAATAGGTTATTCTCTTGTCATGAAGCTGTGGATCTTTTATCAGGCGGGGTAGCCGAGCAAGTGTCTGTATGGAAAGATAAAGATACTGGTATTGAATGTAAATGTAAGGCTGACTACTGGAATAAAGATAAGAGAATACTTGTAGATATAAAGACAACTCAAGGTGCCAGTATGAATGATTTTAGAGGATCTTCTTATAAATATGGATACGACAGACAGTCGGCATTTTATTCAGATGGATTTAAGGCAGATGATTTTGTTTTTATAGTAATAGAGAAAAGTGCACCATATAATATAGGGATATATTATTCAGGGGAGGAGTTTATATCTGAAGGGAGACTAAAGTATGCACAACTATTAAACACCTACAAGCACTACTTTATAGATAAAGTACAAGATCCATACGAACACACTTATTTAGGAACATTATAAAATTTAAAACTATGAGTAAATTATTTAAAACATTAAAACAAAGCAAAGTAACAAAGAACAAGGTTGGGGATATAACAGGATTATCTATACCTACAGTCAGAAAATATCTTAAAAACCCTGACCTGTTCTCTGTTGGAGACGGAAAAAANATACTAAAACATTTAAAGAATAAAGATTATGAGTACACTTTTGGAGAATTATTTAACATTAAAGAATAGNTTTAGGGATAAGTCATTTAGTAACGCACTTCTTTTAATAAGTCAAACATTTAAAGTTACACCTAACCAGATGATGGCTAGTGGTGGAAGGAAGAGAAGGTTTGTGCAACCAAGAAATGTGTTATGCTACATGATGTATACCAAGCTAGATTATAGGCTAGAAGAAATAGCTGAACGAATAGGATATAAGAATCACACTTCTGTAATGCATGCTTTAAATATGCACACTGTAGATCTTAAGTGGGATGAATCTTACAAAGAAAAATATCAAGTAGTTGTAGATGGTTTAACTATAGACGATCCACACGATACTGGTATTGACTTCGGAAATACCGAGGGAACTTTAAAGTCTTTTCATTATAAAATTCTAACTATAGAAAGTAGAATGGAAGCTTTAGAGAAGTTTATTAATTAACTAACTAATTTTATTATTATGAATAATGAGAACATTTACTGCGGGAGCGGTACAGAGAAGGTCTTCGATGAAGGAAGATCACTTGTTAACTTTACTATTGACCTTGCTAAATTAAAGGATCATGTGTATGAGTATAATGGCAAGAAATATATTAACCTTACTATGGGAGCAAACAGAGATGGTGCTAACGAGTATGGCAAGACACATTATGTTAAAATAAATACGTTTAAGCCTGAACCTCAAAACAACTCTAAGGAGAAGAAAGAGGAAGCTTTACCATTTTAATTTAACACTTATGGAGGGGGAGTACGGGGGTGCATCCCCTCTATATAAAAAAAACTAAACTATGTATTTAAAAATATCTAAACATACATCTATTGACAGTAATTCAATCGCAGGTTTTTCTTGTGAGGGAAGAATACTATATATTATTAGGAAGAACAACGATAAACCTTTAGATATTATATATGATACGGAAGATGAATGTAGCCAAATATTTCGCAACCTAAATAAACATTTTAAGTCTAAAGATTTGATGATAGTGATGTCATCGCCTATAGAAACAAACGAGGATAAAGAAATAAAACTTGCTATGTTTAAAACATTTTGGGATCTGTACAATAAAAAGACTGGTATGCAGAAATGCCAAGACAAGTTTCTTAAGTATAATATGAAGACTATGCAGAAAATTATAAACTCTGTTGTCCCCTACACTAAAGAGACTCCTGATCCAAAATTTAGAAAGAATCCTTTAACATGGCTCAATGGAGAGTACTGGAAGGATGAAAAAGAAAAACAAGAAGATAAACTAAAACA